TACCACTCTGAGGTGTGTACTCATACTTCTTCTTCCAAGCCTCTACGCGGCTGTCAAAATCATCATCTAACGTCTGACAGACAAGATCGCTGCGACGTACAACTTCCTTCATTTGTGCTCTGCGCTTTTCAAATACTTCACGTCCGTGATAAAACCACTCGCGCAAGGCACCGTCGATATTTTGTGCACATACCTGTTCTGGCGTGCAAGCCTTGGATTTCAAAACGCTGTGGAGAGACTTAAAAATCGATGCCTCATCCAACATACCCACGTGAACACCCAGTTCTGGTTCAAATCTATCCTTACGTTTCAAGAAATCAGCTTCATATCTATTCATATAAGGTGTGGGCTCCGACTCTTTGTCGGGCATTGTAAAGACCATATCATTCTCCTTGAGAATATTGGCCATACTGATGTGATTAAAAAGATCAAAGCCCTTGCGGACTGAGCCTCTCGCGTCATCACCATAAGTCATAGTAGCAACAATATCCCGGTATACAGCTGGCCTGCCTAAACCGAGTTCATTGCCAATCCTTGCCATTTCTGAGGGTTTGTAAATCTCAAAAAAGCAAATCCTATGCAACAACGAATTCACGATACTGTTAATATAGACAGTCATGTTCTGTCCAGATGGGTTGGTTCCCAAAAAGCGTAACAAAGTACCGTTATATGCGACCAATGGTGTGCATACTTCGTGCGCAATTACCTGCATTCTCTTAATGTCCTGCGCTGTGTAATTTCCAGACCACTCAGCAATATCAATAAAAACAGCAAATGCCGCCAAGGTAAGTTGGGCAGGCATGCGTAAATCGTACTTAGAATAGTCTCCAGCTAGAATGCGATCATCACCGTGCTGTGCCATAAATGTGGACAATTGGTCCCATTCATCACCCTGGGAATTTACTCCCACTGCCATTTCAGCAACTAACGGATGCATTGACAAAGCTCGTGCTATAGGCAAGAAATACTTCCTAATAGCATATTGTAGTGCTAAAGGAGCAGCTTGAAATACTCTCACCTTGTGCAACCCAAATTTAGTAGGTTCATCCTTCAAACTAGCTCCAAAAATCAAGTTTGGAATATCACCTGCATCACACAAAGTTAAAACTCTCGCTATTTCAGCTTGAATTTCGGGTGTGAATTCCCTAGGAC